ATTTAAGTGTTTAACAAGTATGAAAGAGAATGTTAAAGAAGCATTAAAAACAATTAAAGCATTTTTAGGAATGGAAACAAAATTGGAAGATTTACCATTAGCTGATGGTATGACTACAATCCAAGCTGAAAGTTTTGAAGAAGGTCAAGCGGTTTTTATCGTTATGCCAGAAGCTGAACCTGTACCGCTACCGATTGGAGAATACGAATTAGCAGACGGTAGAATTTTGAAAGTTGAAGTTGAAGGAATCATTGCTTCAGTTGAAATGGTAGAAGAAGAAGCTGAACCAGTTGAACCTACTGAAGTACCAGTTGAAGCAGAGAAAGTACAACAACAAACAACAGCAAAAAAGATAGTTAAATCAACTATCGAGGAGCAGCACTTTTCTAAAGTAGATGAGTTAGAAAGTAAAGTTGCTGAATTAGAAGCTAAGATTTTAGAGTTATCTAAAGTTGAAGAAGTAGCTGAGGAAGTTAAGGAAGTTGTAGAATTGGAAGAAGTAAAACCAATCAAACACAATCCTGAAAAAAAGGAAGTAATTAACTTGGATGCAATGACACCTTTAGAAAAGTATAGACTTGCTAAAAGTAGAATGAATGGATAAGTTTGTAAATCCTTTCGAGAAAGGTGTAAACTATGAACACTTTTTAAAAGCAGTTGGAGCAAAGACAATTAAAACATATTGCAAAGGAAAATTAACCGAAGAACAAATTGAATGGTTAATTGAAGATTTAAAACATTATAAACAAAATAAAAAGTAAAATAAATGGCAATTTCGTATACAGGAGTAGACATTAGAGGTAAGGCAGTAGAGCCTATCTTAGAGGAAGTATTATTTGCAAACAAGACGATTGCAGATAACTATGTAACATTTGCAACTGACATTAAAGCAGGTACAATTATTACAGAGGCAGGTGTTGATGTAACAGCACAACTTTACACAGGTGCTGCATTATCTAGTTCAGGTTCAATGAACATTACTGACAGAATTATCACACCTACAAAATTAGAGTACAAACAAACTTTCTTACAAGAATCATTGAGAGCAGGTCGTTTTGGTCGTTCAATGAATCCTGGAGCATTCAACATTGAATCTTCTGAGTTTGCAAGTACAGTATTAGCTCAATATGCGCCTAACGTATCTCAGGATGCAGAGTCAATCTTTTGGGGTGGTATTACTTCAGCTACAAAAACAGCAATCGCTGCATTAACTCCTGGAGCTTCTCAAGGTTCTATGACAGCTGCAACTCAAACAGCAGTAGCAGCATTAACAGCAGGTTTAGTTGATGGTGTATTCTCTAAAGTACTTTACGATAATTCCGCATTAGGTGGATATATTAAAGTAACAGGAACAACGGTTACTAGTTCAAACATTGCTGCTGAGGTAGCTAAAATCTACGCAGCTATTCCTGCAGAGAATTTGGCAGATACAGTTTCACCAACAGTAATCTATGCGCCAAGAGCTTGGAGACAATTAGCACGTATTGCTAACAACTCAGTAGGAGCAGCACAACAAATTAACTTCGAGTTTGAATCAGGAGCAGCAGATGCAAGATGTTTCTACAATGGTGTTGAATTGTTATTTGTACCAACTCCTAACAACTTAATGGCATACGCACAACGTAAAAATGCAGTAATGTGGTGTACAGATTTAACTGACGATATTAACCGTTTTGAGGTTGGTAAATTGGTTAATGATGGAGATACTCAATTCGTACGTTCAATCTATACTTTAGCAGCACACGTTGGACAAGCTACTAAAGGGGTACTTTACGGAGGATAGTATTTAGTTTAATTAATAATAATCTAAGGGTGGTGAGAAATACATCACCCTTTTTTTAATACAAAAAAAAATATGGCTTGTGTAATTGCAAACGGAAGAATAGAACAATGTAAAGATTCAGTAGGGGGTTTAAAAGCTGTTTACTTCATCAACTATCAAATTGAAAAATCTGATGTAACGTATGACGCTACAAATACAGATATGATTACAACAATCACTAATGTTGATACTCTTTACAAATTTGAATTAAAAGGCGAAAACAGTTTTGAACAAAATATCATTACTGACAGAAACAACGGAACAACTTATTTTGAACAAACATTATCTTTGAAATTAAAAAAACAAGATATTGCTACGTCAAAAAATGTTAAACTTCTTGCGTTCGGAAGACCTCACGTAATAATAGAAAATAATAGCAACCAATTCTTTATTATGGGATTGAATCACGGTGCTGATGTTACAGGAGGAACTATTGCAGGAGGTGTGAAAATGGCTGATTTTAAC